TGATGATTACGTTCAATTTCCAATAATGCTCGTTGGTTTGACAAAGTATATTCGTCGAATAACGTCTTAAAAATATTCAATATATTTCTTTCTGTATCTCTCATGCTTATACCTACCATTTCATGACTAAGTTAATTAGTCTGTCCTGTTCATCTGTGTTATTTTCAATCCATTCATAAATACTTTGTTTCAAAATATCTAAAGCTGTGTATAGATCGTTCTCGTCAGAAACTAGTAGCCCGTCAATTGAATTTCCTTCATGATCTAAAACGACTATTTCGACACTATATGCTCGCTTCTTAACTCTTAATTGAAAATCAAAGCCATCTACATTAAATATTTTTCGACATACGTCACCCGTTTTGTAATACATTGTTTTAGTCCTCCTTGTCGTCATCTATACCGAGAATTTTTTGTGATTTACACATTTGGAGAACATTGACAATATCTTTATAACTCTTAGTGCTATCCAATAAGTAAGCAAGATCAAAAGTATGACCAATCACAGAACTTGAACCTGCTAAATAATCTCCGTCGATAACTCCTATTGATGAGAAAAGCAAAATATCAAATTTACTTTCTCCCTTAATTTCTTTCGCTAATTCATACAATTCTGCCGTTTTTTCAGATAATAAGTCTTTTATTTCTTCCTGCGTCATGTCTTTATAATTTTTAGTCATGGTTGACTTCCTCCGTTTTTCGTTTTATATTTAACTTGAATTTTATTTCTTAAATGTTTGTTACTGTTACTTGTTGGCGCAAGTAGCAGTTTTTTTATTCTTCATAAAAGTATTCCTTATAGAATATGAATGTTGCGATACTTGCGAATCCTGCAATTGACCATGCTGTAGTGAAGTATAGAAACGGCATAAGTACAATCGCTAAGACTGTGAAGCATAGTACTGCTACTAGGTAGCTTTTATAAGTTTTACTCATTTGTTGTGCCCTCCTTTGTAAATCTCATTAAAATGTTCATCTACAAACTTATGCATCCTTCTTGCGTTAAACCTCCAACGATTAAAATTCTCATCAGGATAATGTACGATACCTTGTGCTCTTAACTCTTTTTCGAGTCTAGGGTGAAATAATAACCTGTCTTTGATTGTTTCATCAGATGCAATTTTTAATTTCTTCTTTAAGTCGCTCATGTTCCATACAGGGTCTAATGAGTAAGCTATTAACTCTTCATATTCATCTTTTGTGATAAGCACGTGTGTTTCAGGTATTGGAACTGTTACGTTTAAAATATGTGGCATTTCTATCTTTCCTTTCGTGTATAATGTTGTTATCAACCTAAGGTAGTGATAAGTATGAAATTAGATCATGATTGTGTTAGACATCTTTTGTTAGAAATTGAAACTAATAAAAAGATTGGTGAACCGCTCACCGAATACAATTTCAAAGATAATGTTGTATTTGGAAAATATGATTTTGAAACTGTAATGTATGCATTATTAAAACTGGAAGAAGCAAAGTATGTTAGTGTTAAATTCGGTTGGGAAGATGGACATATTTATGGTTATACAATTAACGATATAACTTGGTCAGGGCATGAATTTTTAGATAATATCCGAGACAATCACACTTGGAAAGAAGTTAAAAAAGTCGCAAACAAAACCACTAGTATGTCCGTAACATTGCTAAGCAAATTAGCTTTTAATTATCTAACACAAAAATTTAATCTAACTTAAATTCTTTTCCATCTATTAATCCATAAAAGTTATTTTTTAAATGCGGATGTCTTTCAAGCGTCATTTCAATAAAACGCTGGTCTATCATTAAGTCGTAGCCATCGTTGTATTGAATATTAACGGGTCGTCTATTACCTTCTTCGTCATAGTAGTAATAGATGACTTTTTTGTTTTGAGCTTGCATTGTTCGTTCCTCCTATTAAGTTGTTTGTTTTTCTCCTAAAAACTTATTAACAAAGTATTGTTGTCCTTTGCCTGTTACTTTTGGCGTCTTACTAATTGATGTGTGACCGTCCGAATGTGTGATTGATGTTTCTTTAATTTCGAATAACTCACGTTCCATTGAATACTGTGTAGGCATGTTATAATCCACACCCTTGCGTTTAATAAGGAATCCGTTTTGACGTAACCACTCAAACAATCTGCGTTGCCCGATGTTTATACCGTTTTGTTTAATGATCTTTGCTAACTCTCCAACTAAAATTGATGTCTTAGTAGTAGCTACTGCATCTGCAAATACAATTTTTGGTTTATCACGTTCAATCTTTGTTTCTAATTGATTGATTGTGTTGTTAGCAATTTTTAAAGCACGTTGCATAATCATTTCTGGACTGTTCCATGCTTTCTCTACTTGGATGAAATACTCTCTAAAATCAAAACCTTTTTCTGTACCTGACATCATCGCAACATGTTTAGCTACATCAAGTGTTAAAGCATAATCTTCTAGTTGTCTTACAGCTCCGTTATTAACAACCGTACTTGTAAGTACACTTGTAAAATCCCTATTTTCTTTGAAATGCTTCAAGTTAATTTCTGCCCAAGCGCTAAAACGCTTTTTAACTTCCAAAGCTTTATATAACTCTCTTGCACTTATTGCGATTTCTCCATTTTCTTTTTCTTGTATGTTGAACATTTCGCCGATGTTCGATTTTGTTTTTAATGCTTGCATATTGTTTATGCTCCTTTCGTGTATAATGTTGTTATCAACCTAAGGAGGTGATAAGTATGAAACTTCTAGTTACTTTAAAGGATGGTTCAAAAAAACATGTTTCGGATTTAAAGAAAATTGTTTTTCCAGGATATGAAGGAATTGAAACTGTTACAAAAGAGGAAATCGAAACATTTTTTCTAGACCCTACTAAAACTTATGTGTTTGTTGGATCTCAAACTCTAAGTGTGGAGGCAGGGCAAATCCTTACCGTTGAATTTAGCTAACCTTTTTCAACAACTCTGCAACTGCTCGCAACAGTTCAGGGTTGTTGTTTCTTTCTAAACAGTAACTAGCATGCTTGAGTAATTTGAGTTTTAATTTATTTTTTTCTTTCGCAATTCTAAATTTTTGTAACATTTGTTGTTCCTCCTTTATTCGAAATCATCGATAGTTAATTCTGAAACTCTCTTTTCATAGATGTATAAATAATAGTTTTTGATTTCTCGATAAACTTTTGCTGCTAGGTTGTATTCACTTTCACTCAAGTCTGAATTAAGTGTCACTCCAAAAATTGATAATGTTAATTTTCTAATATGGTCATGAACATCTTGTACATAAGCTTTTTGATGAATTGATTCGAAGCCATGCTGATACTTTTTTAGCGGAATCGGATGATTGAGCTTCCTCAATCTTCCTAGCGACAAATCTTTTGCGAAATTGAGTTTTTTATTGATTTCTTCTAAATCGTCATTATTGATTCTTACTTTACTGAAAATTGCACCTGAGCTGATTGGTTTCTCGCCTTTTATAGCATTTCTAACTTCTTTCGCTATAATTTCTTTCAACTCTTCTTTGGTTAACGTTATTTGTTCCATAGTGTCCTCCTTATTTTTATTTAGTTGTCACTTTCGAAACTTAAAGTTTAAAAAAAATCATCAACTTTAACATTTAAATGATCTGCTAATTTTTTAGCTTCTGAAGTTGTAAAATCTCTGCCATTAATTCGATTTATCTTTATACTCAATAAACTTCTACTCATTCCGATTGCTTTAGCAACTTCTTTTTGGTTAGTTCCTTTAAGTGCAATCAAGCTTTTTATTTTTAAGTATGGTTTATCTGCTACACTAGTTGTCATTGAACCCCCTCCTTTTGTTTCGTTTGTAACAACTTGATTTAAGAATACATCATAAAAGTTTCGATGTCAACAACTTTTGCAATAATATTTTCCTTGCGTTTCGTTTTCGAAACTTTTATAATGAAATTATCTTATATAAGGAGGGTTTCGTATGGGTATTGGTGAAGGTTTAAAGAAGCTAAGAAAAAATAAAAATATGACTATGGAACAATTAGCAACTGATCTTAATAATAAATATCCCGACTTAATGAAATTAACGAAAGGCAAGATATCAAAATGGGAAAATGAAAAGGAAGAACCTCGATTATCAACTGCCAAAATTTTGGCTGAGTACTTCAATGTGAAGATTAATGATTTGTATAGTGAATCAAATACTACATACAAAGACGATAACGACATCACTTCCATATACAACAAACTCACACCTCCCCGCCAAGAAAACGTACTTAACTATGCAAATGAACAATTGGAAGAACAGAATAAAGTCACTTCTATAGATGGATATAAAGAGTCTAAACTAGTATCGTATATTGCATGTGGTGCAACTGGTGCTGGCATAGGAGAAGAATTATATGATGACATATTGCATGAAGAAGTATTTTTTAAAGAAGACGAAACGCCATCAAATGCTGATTTTTGTATTTTAGTTAATGGTGATTCAATGGAACCTATGTTAAAACAAGGAACATACGCTTTTATTAAGAAAGAAGATTCTATTAAAGATGGTACAATTGCACTCGTTGTATT